CGGGCCGCCGCCAAGAAAGAGTCGTTCCTGCGGGCGCACCTAAACCAGTGGATTACCAGCCGGGGCGCAATGCTTGACCCAGGCGTGTGGGACAGCTGCACCACCGACCGCCCGATGCCAGGCGGCGGTGTCCTTGCCATTGACTCATCGGTAGATGAGGCCCGGTATGTCGGCACCCGCGCCACCATTGCCGACGGGCAAATCATGGTCGACGTCGAGTTCGTGGTGGACTCCGAGGAAGCCATGTGGGACGAGGTTGCCCGCGTCATGGCCGACAAGACCGTCAACCTGGCGGTGACCCCAACCCTGGAGATCCACCTGCCGCCCGAGCTTGCCCGCCGCGCCGGCACCGTCGGCTACGGCGAGCTGATTAAGTACACCAGTCTGGTGCGCGGCATGATCCAAGAGGGCCGGGTCGTGCACACCGGGGCGCGCACCCTGTCGGAGCACATGAACCGTGCCGTGGGTGTCAAGACCGCGCAGGGCTACGTCCTGTCCTCGCAGAAGTCGCCCGGCCCGATCGAGGTGGCCCGCACAGCTGTCTGGGCCATCGCCCTGGTCAGCCGTCCGCAAACAAAACAGAAACCCATGCTCGTGGTTTCATAGTGCTGTATGGTCATTGCGGCGGCCCCGTGTCGGGCGGTGGCCACCACATCGAGACATGGCACTGTTTACACGCAAAGAAACAAAAGCGCAGATCAGTCCCGCCGAGCCGGCGGTGCGCGCAGCTGTCGGCGGGTACAACCCCAACGCCGCAGGCGTGTCCCTCATCGGGCAGTACTACACCTACCAGGAAGGCGAGGCCCGCAACCGTGCCATGACGGTGCCGGCAATCAGCCGCGCCCGCGACCTTCACGCAAACGTCATTAGCGCCATGCCGTTGAAAATGTACCGCGAACGGTGGAACCCAGACACCCGCGAAATGGAAGACGAAGATCTTGCGCCGCGCTCCTGGCTGCGCCGCCCCGACCCCTCAATCAGCTACGAGACACTCATGTCCTGGACGTTTGACGACCTGTTCTTTTTCGGGCGAGCGTTCTGGTACATCACCAGCCGCACCCAAGACGGCTACCCCGCATCGTTCACCCGTTTGCCTACCGGCTCGATCACCACACCCGACCAGGCCGGCCCCGTCTGGTACGCCCCCAGCAACGAGCTGTACTTCAACGGCGAAATGCTCGACCCCGCAAACGTCGTGCAATTCATTGGCGCAACCCAAGGCCTGATCTACAGCTCGGAGCAAGCAATCGCCACCGCCCTACGCATTGAGGACGCCCGGCTACGCAACGCCGCTTCTTCAATCCCGTCGGGCATCCTGCGCCAGGTCGGTGGCGAACCTCTCAGCGCCCAGGAACTAGCCGACCTGTCGGCAGCGTTCAACGCGGCGCGGTCATCCAACCAGACCGCCGCCCTAAACGAATTCCTGACGTACGAACCGACCACGGCCACCCCAGACAAAATGCTGCTCATTGAGTCGGCCCATTTTTCGGCCCTGCAAATGGCGCAAATCTGCAACATCCCGCCCTACCTGCTGGGCGTCCCGACCGGCTCTTACGCATACACGAACAGCAAAGAATCCCGCTGGGATCTGTGGCTGTACGGCACCAAGGGCTACGCCGAAGTCATGGCCGCCACCCTCAGCGCAAACAACATTCTGCCGAACGGCACCTACGTCGAGTTTGACACCGACGACTACCTTGGCGAAATAGACGACGCAAACACGACACGCGACATGGTCGACGTGGAGGAAAACACCCAGGAGGAAATGGCATGATCCGCTTTACATCAGATTCCGTCAGCGTCCAGGCCAAGAAAGGCGAGGACGGCGAGCGCCGGATCGACGCCATTGCGGTGCCGTATAACGTCTTTGCCACGGTGAGCGGCGGCCAGGAAGTCATGTTCAAGCCGGGCAGCCTGCCGGTTGACGGCAAGGCACCCCGCGTTTTCATGTACCACGACTCGACCAAGCCGGTCGGCATTGTCGCGGAGCGCGTCGACACCGACGAAGCCATGCTTGCATCCATGAAGATCAGCCGCACCGCCCTGGGCGACGAGGCGCTGGTGCTTGCAGCCGACGGCGTCATGGACGTGTCCGTCGGGGTCAACCCAATCGAGTTCACCGAAGACAAGCAGGGCCGCATCATCGTCACGAAAGCCGAATGGATGGAATTGTCACTTGTGCCCATACCGGCGTTCGCAGGTGCTACCATCACCGAAGTAGCCGCGCAAGCGGTGACAGATCCCGACGAACCCACAAACCCAGAAGTTCCAGAGGAGGAACCCATCGTGGAAGCCACACCCGCACAGGCAGAGGTCGTCGAGGCAGCTGCCATCCCCACGCCGGCGCTGCCGGCCCAGCCCAAGCGCAAGTTCGCCATGCCGTCCGCAGGTGAGTACCTCGCCGCGTACCACATCGGCGGCGACACGTTCCGCCGCGTCAACGAGGCGTTCGTCGAGGCCGCCAAGGAGAAGCAGACCGCACTCCAGGCCGCAGCCGGCGACGTCCTGACGACCGACACGCCCGGTCTGCTCCCGGTGCCGGTGCTCGGCCCGGTGTTCCAGGATCTGAACTACATCCGCCCGGTCGTCGCAGCAGTCGGCGCTCGCGCCATGCCCGACGGCGGCAACCAGAAGACGTTCATCCGTCCGACCTGGACGACCCACACGTCGGTCGCCGCCCAGTCTCCCGAACTGTCGGGCGTCTCGGCAACCACGCCGGTCATCGCGTCCAACGTCGTCAGCAAGACCACGCTGGCCGGTCAGGTCACCCTGTCGGTGCAGGACGTCGACTTCACCAGCCCCGCCGCCATGGAAATCATCCTGCGCGACCTCGCCGGGCAGTACCTCCTGAAGAGCGACGACATCGCGGCCGATGCGATCACCAACGGCGCATCCGCATCGGGCGGCACCTGGACTGTCACCGCAAACGACCCGTCCACGCTCATCGCAGCGCTGTACGACGCAGCCACTGACATCCTGAACGCCACCAACTTCCTGCCTGACCACCTGTTTGTCAGCCCGGACGTGTGGCAGAAGCTCGGTTCCCAGCTGGACGCCGACAAGCGCCCGATCTTCCCGTACGTCGGCGCAGCCGGCCTTATGGGTGTCAACGGCATGGGCTCCGCAAACATCACCGTGGCCAACACGTTCAACCCGTTCGGCCTCAACCTCGTGGCAGACCGCAACTTCGCAGCCGGTTCGCTGTTCGTCGCCCGCGGCGCAGCAATCGAGTTCTACGAGCAGGTGCGCGGCCTCATGTCGGTCGAGGTGCCCGGCACCCTGGGCCGCACGTTCAGCTACTACGGCTACGTCGCCACGTTCATCGCGGACGCCGACCAGGTCAAGTACATCGTCGTCAACTGACAAACCGGCAGGACTAGCACCATGGCCGTGTACACCGTCATCGCGCACCAGCGCCTGAACGACTACGCGGTCGTGCAAACCCTCACAGACACCGAGATCGAGCCTGGCCAGACAATCACGCTGGCCGGGCTCGGTCACAGTCTGAACGGCACTCACACAGTCCTGTTCTGCCCGCAATACGCATTTGACGGCGTTGACGGCGTCACCGGCGAGTGGATGTACAACCCTGAGGTGCCCCGCGCCAACCAGGTGCTGTTCTACGACCCGGGCGACGACCTCCAGTTCACTACGGCCGTACCGACCGGCACCCTCACCTGGACGTTGACCTGCACCTGGGTAACCAACGCCAACGTGGAGGAGTGGCTCGGTATTGCGGTTGCCACGGCAAACGACACCGCGTACATCACTAAATGCGTGTCAGCCGCCAATGCGTTTGCGTACCGCCGCCGCGTCGAGTCCGGCTACCTGCAGGACAGCCTGACGACCAGCCCTGGCGGCGACGTCACCCTAGGCACAATCATGTATGCCGCGCTGCTGTACAGGGAACGCGGATCAGCTGATTCGTTTGCGTCATTTGATGCCATGGGCACCATCCCGGTGCCTAGCGCCCTTGGCCGCATCCTGCAGCTGCTCGGCGTCGGCCGCCCACAGGTGGCCTAAATGCCCGTTTCCGGCATTCTGTGGGACGCGGTAAACGCCACCAGCACCGCCATAGCCG